AACAACCTCAACCCATTGACCCTGCATTAGAAGAAATTGCAGCAATGGGTATGAAACCTTTTCAAGCTTTTCCTGGTCAAGACCACAAAGCTCACATAGATTCACACTTAAATTTTATGCAATCTAATATGGTACAGAACTCACCGACTATTATGGGTGCGTTACAAAAAAATATATTGGAAAGAATTAGTTTAATGGCTCAAGAACAAATACAATTAGAGTTTCAAGAAGAATTAGCGCAAGCACAACAGATGCAACAGATGCTACAACAGCAACCACAGAACCAACAACTAATTCAACAAGTAACAATGCTTACAAATAAAATTAATTCTAGAAAAGCAGTGTTGATTTCTGAAATGGTTAGAGATTATATGAAGGAAGAAGAACAAATTATCAGTGAATTAGGTGGTGATCCACTACTTAAACTAAAATCTAGAGAACTAGACATCAAAGCTAGACAAAACGAAGCTAAAAAAGCTTATGATGAAGGTAGAATTAGCTTAGATACTATGAGAGCTATGCAAAACCAAGAACAGTTCGAAGATAAACAAGAACAAAACGAAGAATTAGCTGAATTAAGAGCAGATACTTCGCTAACTAAACAAGTTATGTCAGCAGATGCTGCTTTAGAGAGACAACAAATGGCTGATCGTAGTAAACGACACGATTTTGGTAGAAACTTTAAGAAAAATTAAGTATATTAACACTCAAGGAGAATATTATGGATAAAGATTGGCAAAGAGGCTCGATGTATGTCAAAGAACCTAAAGTTACAAAAGAATTAGGTGTTGGCAAAGACGGTTACCAAACAGGTGGCGTTACTATCGAAGCTACAAACCCGCAAGAAACTCAAACTGTTACAGTTAGAGGAACTAAAGCGATGAGAGCTGACAAAAAACCTGTTAAAGCTAAGTGGTACTAATCCATGTGGTTATCGGCAATTAAATTAGCCGTTTCTGCTGGAAGTAAAATTTATGCTAACAAGCAGAAGACGAAGATAGCTATGTCAGATGCACAGCTTATGCACGCATCTCGTATGGCCGAAGGTAAAGAAGCTTACCAAGGTAAACTTTTAGAAGCTCGGCAGTCAGATTGGAAGGACGAGGCAGTTTTGATAATTCTCTCGGCGCCAATCGCAATTTTGGCCTGGGCAGTCGTATCGGACGATCCGACAGCCATGGACAAAGTAAATATATTCTTTGAGCATTTTGCGGCACTCCCGGGATGGTTCACAAATTTATGGATCCTTGTCGTTGCGAGCATATATGGTATAAAGGGTACTCAAATTTTTAGAAACGGAGGAAAAAAATGAGACAAAACGGACAAAGATCAAATGTAAGATTTCCATACGGAAGTTCTGGCATGAAAAAAGGTGGAAAAGTTAAGAAGCAAGGATACAACGCTAGACTTGATGAATCTTTAGGAGCTAGAAAAGGCAAAAAATCTCAAAGCTTAAAATCTAGAAGAGATGAATCTAAAGGCGCAAAAAAAGCAGCAGGTAAAAGAGCATACTCAGCTGTATCAACGATGGATAAATAATTATGAATTCAAAAAGAATGAACAGATTAGAAGAACTAGGCAGAGTTGATGCTGAAAGAGCAAGCACTAGAAAAGGTAAAAAAAATCTAAAAGCTGAAAAAAAAAGAATTGTCAGAGAACTTAAAGCTGACGGAGGAAGAGTAATGGGCCGAGGTCAAGGTAGAGTAAAAAGAAAAAGACCTACGTTCAATATTCATATGTAATATGACTTTGAATATTAAAAAAGCAATTAAGAAACCAGGATCTTTAAGAAAATCTTTAGGTATTAAAAAAGGTCAAAAGATTCCTGCTAAGATGTTAAACAAAGCAGCTAAGGCACCAGGCAAAATGGGTCAACGTGCTAGATTTGCTAAAACATTAAAAGGATTTAAAAAGTAATGGCTGGCATTTTTGGAATAGCATTAAGAGGATTAGGTATGTTAGGTAAAGGTAAAAAAGTTTCTAAAACTATTAACTCTGTTAAACCTAATGTTCCAAAAACAAAATTAGACAAAGCTAAAAGTAAACTAGCTATTGCAAAACAAAAAACAAAAGCATCTAAAGCAAAATTAGATCAAACTATTTTTGAAATAAAAGGAAGTTAAAATAATGAAAGAACTATTTAAAAAACTTGTAGACAAAATCTTTGGTAAAAGATGTAAATGTGCAGAGAAAAAACCTAAAAAAAATTATGCACCTTTAGAATGTATTACATGTGGAAAAATTCACTGGCAAAGTTAATTTATGAAAATGCCGAACACCAAATATACTGGTAGTTATATAAAAGGTAATTTAGGCGGAACTAAAGTTTCCAATCCAAGTTTAAAAAAATATTACGGTAAAATGATTGACGCTCCAGGTTTTAAATCTGGTGGTAAGACTGCTGCATGGCAACGTAAAGAAGGTAAATCAGAATCAGGTGGATTAAATAAAAAAGGTGTTGCATCTTATAGAGCTGCAAACCCAGGATCAAAATTAAAAACTGCTGTTACAACTAAACCATCAAAATTAAAAAAAGGATCTAAAGCTGCAAAAAGGCGTAAGTCTTTCTGCGCGAGAATGACCGGGATGCGTAAAAGACAAAAAGCTAGTAATAATACAGGTGATGATAGATTATCTAAATCACTTAGAAAATGGAATTGCTAATGAAGAGAGCAATATTAGATGCATTAGAAGCTAGATACGAAGCTCAGATTGCAGAAGCAGATGCAACTGTTAAAATATATTTAGAAAATTCAGTAGGTATTGGAGAGCATCCACAACATATTGATGAAGTAGATAAACAATTCGAGAAGATTGCAGCAGCTCAAGAAAAACTTGAAGTGCTAGAAGATTTTCGAGAACAACAAGGAGAAGAGTAATGGACGACATGACAATAGTAACTAAACTACAAAAAAGTTTAGGTGAGAGACTACAACAAATAGGTGATTCAATACTAGCAGGCGGGGTTGACAATATGGAGAAATACCGTTATGCAGTAGGACAAGCACACGCTATACAATTAACACTACAGGAAATCTCTAACCTGCTAAAACCTAAGGAGCAAAAAGATGAGCAAGGAAACGTTATCGACATCGGAAACGGAAAAGACAGAAGCACCCAAAATTAAACTAGCGCTTCAAGAAAAATACGAAGAAGAAAAAAAAGAAGAAGCTAGAAATATAGGAGAGGCCAAAGAGCCTTTACATCCAGACAACATAGGAACAGAAACGGTAGATCAACTACCTGAACCTGTTGGTTATAGAATTTTAGTTTTACCTTTTACACCAAAAGAAAAAACAAAAGGTGGAATATTATTTTCTCAAGAATCTTTAGACAAAGCAAGAATTGCAACCACTTGTGGTTATGTTTTAAAGATGGGAGATTTAGCATACAAGGACAAAGATAAATTTGGTGAACCTTGGTGCAAAAAAGGAGATTGGGTTATCTTCGCACGTTACGCGGGTTCAAGATTACCAATTGAAGGTGGAGAAGTGCGATTACTTAACGATGATGAAGTTCTAGGAACTGTTTCAGATCCTGAATCAATACTTCATTTAATTTAACATAGGAAGGAACTATGCCAGAAGAAACAAAAAAAGCATCTGAAGAATTAGTAAACGTTGGCGAAACTGTCGGCGCTGATATTGATTTTGATGATAAAGGAGAACCGGTAAAACAAGAGGAAGTTGTAGAAGAAAAAATAGAAGTTGAAGAAGTATCTGACGTTGATAAAACTTACGAAAACGAAAGAACAACTAAACTCGACAAAAAAGAAAACAAAGATGAGCTACAAGATTATAGTGATGGCGTTCAAAAACGTATTGCTAAATTAACTCGTAAGATGAGAGAAGCAGAAAGACAGAGAGAAGAAGCTGTTCAATTTGCTCAAGCTGCTAAATTAGATAAAGATAGAATGGAATCTAAACTTTCTAACTTAGATAAATCTTATGTAAAAGAGTTTGAATCAAGAGTTACTACAAATATGGATGCTGCAAGACAAGCATTAAAAGTATCTATTGAAGCAGGAGATGTTGATGGTCAAGTTAAAGCACAAGAACAAATTGCTAAACTTGCACAAGATGCATCTAGATTAGGAGCATTAAAAACACTTAATGAAGAATCTCCTAAACAAGAAAAACCTGTATATCAAGCACCTACACCAAGAAGACAACAAACTGACCCTAAAGCAGAAGCTTGGGCTAGAGAAAATACTTGGTTTGGTAGTGATTCAGCTATGACTCATACTGCTTTTGATCTACATAAAACGCTTGTAGAACAAGAAGGATATGACCCTCAATCTGACGAATATTATGAAGAAGTAGATTCAAGAATAAGACTTGAATTTCCACATAAGTTTGATAAGATAGACAGTTCAACTACAGAAAGAACAAAACCTGTTCAGAATGTAGCATCAGCTAGACGTTCGAGCTCAACTGGACGCAAAAATAAAACTGTGAAACTCTCGCCATCACAGGTAGCAATTGCTAAAAGACTAGGCGTGCCATTAGAAGATTATGCAAAACAATTAAAAATCACGGAAGGAGCATAAAATGAAAAACGAAGATATTAAAACCTCACGTGCGAGTCAAACAAGAGCTAAAACAACAGCTACAAAAACTTGGACTCCACCCTCATCACTCGATGCACCCGAACCACCTGCAGGGTATAGACACAGATGGATAAGAGCTGAAACTATGGGATTCAACGATACGAAAAACGTAGCAGCATCTTTAAGAGAAGGATATGAATTAGTGAGAGCTGAAGATTATCCAGATCAAGATTTTCCAACTGAAACCACAGGTAAGTATGCGGGAATTATCGGAGTAGGAGGCTTATTGCTGGCTAAGATACCAGAAGAGATCGCAAAGCAGATTGAAGCTTATTACGACAAGCAGACTCAAGACAAAGACGATGCTATCAACAACGATCTTTTGAAGGACCAGCACCCAAGTATGCCAATCAATAGTGAAAGGCAAACTCGTGTAACTTTTGGTGGTACAAAGAAATAGTTATTTAGCAATTTCTAAGTCCAACAAAAATAAAATAAATCCGTACTGGAGGCCCCTCGGGGCAGGTACACAATAAAGGAAAAAACATATGCTACAATCGGATAGAAAAGGTTTTGGCTTTAGACAGACTATGACAGTTGGAAATACTCCAGCTACAGGTGGTCAGTCTGAATTTCAAATCCAAACTGCTCCTGGCAAATCTACTTTCAAAGGCGATCCTGTAAATATACAATCTGCAGGTAACGTCGGATTCCTACAAAACGCTGCGCAAGCAACGATGGATGATGGAGTCGTAGGTGGAAAAGCTTGGGCAAATAACGTAGGTAATACTGGTGACATTGCTGGTGTTTTCAACGGAGCTTTTTATATTGACTCTACTGGAAAACCAACTTTTGCAAACTCAGTTGTTGCTGGCGTTACAACAAGTAAAGACTACAACACAGGTAGTGATAATATCACTGCTTTTGCAAATACTAACCCTGCACAAGAATATACTGTTAGATTAAATGCAGCTCTTGCCGGCTCTGCCGCAGCAGCTCAAGCTTTAATGAACAGTACTAACTTCTTCAACCCAATTGATGAAGTTGATAGCGACGCTATAGACGGACTGTCTAGAATTACTCTTTCAGTAGCGACTAACGGCGCAAGTGCAACAAATGGAATGTTTAGATTGGTAAGAAATGCTAACATCGAAGAACAAGACGATCTGCTAACTGCAGGCGCTCAAGTTGTCGTTGTTATTCAACCAGCCTCAGCATTGTACAACTAATAGCGAATAAGGAGAAATAAACTATGGCTATATCAAGAGCACAACTAGTTAAAGAACTAGAACCTGGTTTGAATGCTTTATTCGGACTAGAGTACAAATCGTATGCTAACGAGCATGCTGAAATTTTTGACACAGAATCATCTGACAGAGCTTTCGAAGAAGAAGTAATGTTATCTGGTTTTGCAAATGCGTCAGTTAAACCTGAAGGCCAAGGCGTTCAGTTCGACGATGCACAAGAAACTTTCACAGCACGTTACACTAACGAAACAATCGCATTAGCGTTTGCAATCACAGAAGAAGCTATCGAAGATAACTTGTATGACAGACTTGCGTCTAGATATACAAAAGCGTTAGCAAGATCTATGGCAAACACTAAGCAAGTTAAAGCAGCAGCTGTATTGAACAATGGTTTCAATGCAAACTTTGCTGGTGGTGACGGAGTAGCATTATTTGCTACAGATCACCCAACTATTGCTGGAACTTTCAGTAATGAGTTAGCAGTTGCTTCTGACTTAAACGAAACTTCATTAGAACAAGCTTTGATTGACATCGCAGCTATGACTGATGAAAGAGGCCTAAAAATTGCGTCTAGAGGAATGAAATTAATTATTCCTTCAGCACTTCAATTTACTGCTGACAGACTTATGAAGTCTGAAGGTAGAACAGGTACTGCAGATAATGACATTAATGCAGTTAGAAATATGGGAATGATTCCTGAAGGTTACACAGTTAACCACTTTTTAACTTCTAATAAAAAATGGTTCATTAAAACTGATGTTCCTAATGGTCTTAAACATTTCGTTAGATCACCTATCAAAACTTCTATGGAAGGCGACTTTGATACTGGTAACGTTAGATACAAAGCTAGAGAAAGATATGTATTTGGATTCTCTGATCCAAGAGGCATATTCGGATCTGACATTTAGTAATTAATATTTTAGGGGCCGCCTTAAAACGGCCCCTTTATTACATATAAAGGTGTGTAAATGAAAAAGACTCTCATAAATATCTGGGCTTACGATCATCATGCAGTATTTACTATTGAACATAGTGAAGACACGGCTGAAAACGTTGAAAAAGCAATACTTGACAAGCTAGGAGAAAAGAGTATAAAATGGGAGTATCTCGGAAACAACTATAATAACGAGATAAATCGAATAACTTATGAGGAGGTTATTGATGATACAAGACCTATAC